ACCTTCGAACTGGCATGGGTTCGCAAGCTGATCGCCGATGCGATCGATGCTTGGGACAACGAAGCTGGCGACGACGACGAATGATGAAAGTGAATCCCCGCAAGCCCGCCTCACCGGCCGCGCCGGCCGACTGGATCAAGCGCCCCTCGAAAGCGCTTGCGGGTGCTCCGGCTCTTCACCGGGGTGGTCACACATGAAGCAAGGGGTGCAAGCCGGCAATTTTCGAAAGGCCCGTCGTGAGGCGAGCCGAAGCCCACAGAAGGAATCTTTTTCATGAAACTGTCTGACAAACTGAAAGCCCGACGGGGCGAATTGTCGACCACGATGCAATCCATGGTGGACGGCCTCGCTACCGAGAATCGCGACTTCAGCGCCGAAGAGCGCACCAAGTTCGACGGCCTGAAGTCGGAGAAAGATGCGCTCGCGACGCGCATCACCGACGCCGAGTCCGCCGAGCATGGCGACCGCACCGAAGAGGGCCGATCGATGACTGGCGACAATCGCCAGCTCGGCGACGGCGAGGTCCGCGCGCTGCGACCTGAGCAGCGCATGGCCGAGCACATCAAGCACGACGGCCCGCCGCTCAGCCTGGGCCGCATGGTCCGCGCCATGATTACCGGCAACTGGGAAGGCGCCGATGCCGAGCGCCGTGCGATGGGCGAGAATACCGGCAGCATCGGTGGCCTGTTCGTTCCCGCAAGCCTCAGCGCCAACGTGATCGACATCGCCCGCAACAAGTCGGTGGTGATCCCGGCCGGCGCGCTCACGATCCCGATGGACACCGCGGAAATGACCGTGGTTAAAGTGCTCACCGATCCCACGCCTTACTGGCGCAAGGATTCGGCAGCCGTGACCGAGTCGGGGCAGACCTTCGCGCCGATCAAGCTCCGGGCGATGACGTTGGCGTGCCTCACCCGCGTGTCGCTTGAGTTGCTGGAAGACGCCCCGCGCTTCTCCCAGACGGTGGAGAACGCGATCGGCGCCAGCCTCGCCCTTGAGCTCGATCGTGTCGGCCTCTTCGGCATCGGCACCAACGAGCCCCGCGGCCTGGTCAACACCGATGGCGTCAACTCGGTGAGCATGGGCACCAACGGCGGCACGCCGGATGATTATGACGAGTATCTCGACGCCATTGCGGCGATCGAGAATGCCAACGGTGTTGCCGGCGCGGCGATCATGTCGCCCCGCAGCAAGCGCACCCTGGCCGGCCTGAAGACGGGCGTCGCCCTCGACAAGACCACGCTCACCCCGCCGGCTGATTTTACGGCGCTGAAGCGGCTCGTCTCGAATCAGATCCCCGTGAATCTCACGCAGGGCTCCGCGACGACGTGCTCCACATCGTTCGTTGGCGACTTTTCGCAGATGGCAATTGCGATGCGCACCGGTCTCACGATCGAGGCGACGCGCACGGGCGGCACGGGGACCTTCAGCCAACTGGAGGCGCTGATCCGCGGTTACATCCGGTGCGACGTGGCGGTGTTCCGCCCGACTCACTTCACCAAGATCGTTGGCATCAAGGCCTAAGGGAGGATTTGACCATGGAACGCATGTACGAAATGGCCAAGGCTGACCTTGGCGTGGTGCCGCAGACGTTGAACAATTCCAACGTCACCGGCCGATACTACGCGGCGAAAGACTACCGCCGCGCTCTGGCCGTCCTGCAGGTTGGCGCGCTCGCGGTGACGAAGACGGCGAAGATCGAAGTCTTCGAAGCCAAGGATGCGGCCGGCACATCGGCTCAGCTTATCAGTGGCGCCACGGCGACGATCACGGCCAATGCGTCGGTCACGGAAATGACCGTCGCGTTGGCGACGGTGTTGGCGAACGATGCCATCACGATCAACGGCCTGACCTTCACCGCTGTCGCCACTCTATCGACCGCCCCGATCACCCAGATTTTCAATATCGACGGCGACAATACCGCCGATGCGGTAGGGCTCGCGGCCTGCATCAACGACGCAACGTATGGCGTCCCCGGTGTGACGGCTTCGGCCAGCGCGGGCACGATCACCTTGAAGGCGACCGATCCCGGCGAAACCACCATCACCGCGTCGTCGGCCGCCAGCACCTTCACCATCGCCACGACGCAGGCGGAAGCCTATGTCGAGGTTGACGGCCTCGGGCTTTCGGCCACGTACACCCACGTCGGCTGCAAGATCACCTCGACGGGCAACGGCATCGTCGGGGCGCTTCTCATGCGAGGTAACGCCCGAGGCGCTATCACCCAGCGTGTCGGCGCGTCGGCGGTGGTGTGATGACCACGACGCCCGGCATGACGGAACGGCGCGCGGCTTTCGAGCTGCGCGCCGTAACTGGCGACAAGCCCCGGCTGGTGGGCTACGCGGCAGTATTCGACAAGGCGTCGCGCGACCTGGGCGGCTTCGTCGAGTTCGTCCGGCCGGGCGCCTTCAAGCGCTCGCTGGCGGCCGGCGCCGATGTGGTGGCCCTGGTGGCTCACGACTCCCGCATGATCCTGGGCCGCACCGTGGCCGGCACGTTGGCGCTTAGCGAGGACGGCAAGGGCCTCGCCTTCGATGTGGAGTTGCCGGCCACATCGGCCGCCCGCGACCTGCTGGTGAGCGTCGAGCGCGGCGACGTGGCCGGCGCGTCCTTCGCCTTCACCGTGCCCAAGGGTGGCGACCGCTGGACCTTCGCGAAAGACGGTCCCGCCAAGCGCGAACTGATCGACGTGAACCTGCACGACGTGACCATAACGGCCATGCCGGCATATCCCGACACCGAGGTTGCGCTGCGCTCTCTCGGTGCGGCCCGGCCGTCGCTCGCGGCGACCTGGTCGCGCTACTACGGTGACGCCCGATGCTAGGCCGCTGGCGCAAGAAGCCTGAACCGCGCGCCCAAGAGTGGGGCAGCCTCGATCCTCGCCTGGCTGAAGCGTTCGGGATTTCCCGGACGGCGGCCGGCGTGTCCGTCACCGCTGCATCGGCGGAAAACCTCGCCACGGTCCTGGCGTGCGTGCAGGCCATCGCCGCAGGCATCGCCAGCTTACCGGCGCTGGTCTACCGCGACACTGACGGCGGACGCGAGGAAGCGCCGGATCACCCCCTGGCCCGCATGATCCGCGACGGTGTGAACGATCGCGAGGGCTGGCCGGATTTCATCGAATCTCTGGTCGCCAACGCCCTGTTGCGCGGCAACGGCCTGGCCGAAATCGTGGCCGACGATCGCGGCCGGCTCCGCGAGCTCTACAGCATCCCGTGGGCATGGGTGGCGCCGCGTGTGCTCACATCCGGCCGCCTCGCCTTCGAAGTGACGGACATGTACGGCGCGCGCGGTGCGCCGGGTCATATGCGCCGGCTGCTGAATGCCGAAGTGATACACATCAAGGATCGATCGGACGATGGCATGTTGGGCCGCTCCCGCCTGTCACGCGCTCGCGAGACGATCGGCACGGCGCTGGCGGTGCAACTCTTCGCCGCTTCTACCTACGCCAATCAGGCGACGCCGAAGGGCGTACTCACCTTCGCCAACAAGCTGAATTCTGAACAGCTTAACCATGTTCGGGAGCTTTGGAAAAACCTCTTCACCGGCGCCGACAATGCCGCAAAGACGCTCATTCTGGACCAGGGCGGCGAGTTCAAGCCAATGAGCGTGAGCCCCGAGGATGCCGAGTTGTTGGCATCGCGGCGCTTCACGACGGAAGAGCTGGCCCGCCTCTTCAACGTACCGCCGCCGATCGTCGGGATTTGGGATCATTCGAGCTTCACCAACAGCGAGACGGCGGGCCGGTGGTTCGCAATCTTCACGCTCACGCCATGGATACGAAAGCTTGAGACGGAATTCGCGCGGGCAGTCCTGGGCGCGGGCTACTCGCTCGAAATCGACCTTTCCGGGCTGACGCGCGGCGACTACGCGGCCCGCTGGAATGCTCACAAGATCGCGGTGGGCTCGCGCATCCTCACGCCGAACGAAGTCCGCGAAGCCGAAGGCTACAATCCGCGGCCGGATGGTGATGCGCTGGCTACCGAGCCGGCCGAGCCCACGTTGGCGGCGCCCTAACCATGGCCCGCCGCTCCACGCCCTGCACCCAAGCCGACATAACCCGTCTCATTAAGGCGGCGCTGGCGGCCGGGTTCGGCATGGAGAAGATTGCGGGCGTAAAACTTACCCGTGACGGCGCTATCCTGCTGTTCGGCGACCAGAAGCCGATGCAGGCTGATCACCCGAACGAATGGGACGAGGTTCTGGAACCATGACCCGCCGCCGCCTCCCCAAGTATGTTTCCGAGTTCCCGGACCGGCACGGCAAGATCCGCGTGCGGTTCCGGCGCAAGGGGCGCGCCGACTACTACTTTCAGAACGTGGCCTGGTCGGCGGAGTTCATGGAAGAATATCAGGCGTGCCTTGCAGGCGAGGCCGCACCGGCAATCCAGCCGGGGCTTAGCCGCACCAAGCCCGGCACGTTCAACGCTCTAATTGCCGCCTACTATTCCTCGCCAGAATTTAAGGGACTGCGCCCCAGCTCGCAGACGACCTTCCGCGGCATCATCGAACGGTTCCGCCAGAATCACGGAGACAAGCGCGTCGCCCTGATCGAGCGCAAGCATATCAAGGCGATCATCGGCGCCATGCACGAGACCCCCGCTGCGGCCAACAACCTTTTGGATCGCCTCAAGGTTCTCATGACCCTCGCGCTGGACATCGGCATGAGGAAGGACGACCCGACCGCGAGGATGCGCGGCTTCAGCTACAAGAGCGACGGCTTCCACACCTGGACGGAAAGCGAGATCGAGGCATTCGAGACGCGCCATCCCGTCGGCAGCAAGGCCCGCCTGGCGCTCGCCTTAATGCTCTACACCGGACAGCGCCGTTCGGATGCCGTCACGATGGGCTGGCAGCATATCGAGGGAACCAGGATCAAGGTCCGGCAGCAGAAGACTGATAAGCGCCTGGCTATCCCGATGCACCCGACCTTGCGGGCCGTCATGGCTGCGACGCCGCGCGAGAACATGACGTTTCTCGTCACAGCCTTCGGAAAGCCCTTCACTCCTGCCGGGTTCGGCAACTGGTTCCGCGACCGATGCAACGATGCCGGCTTGCCTCAATGCTCTGCTCATGGATTGCGGAAGGCTGCCGCGCGTCGCCTCGCAGAGGCCGGGTGCAGCAATCAGCTAATCAAGTCCATCACCGGTCACGAGACCGACAAGGAAGTCGCCAGATACACCGCCGACGCCGATCAGAGTCGGTTGGCGGATCAGGCGATGGCAGCGGCTTACGGAATGAAGCCGGAACAAGAATTGTCTAACCAGCCTTGGCGGTTAGACAATTCCGCATCTAAACCGTTGAAACGAAAGGATAAATAAATGCAGGTGGCGGAGGGGGTGGGATTCGAACCCACGGTGGGCGTGAACCCACGCCGGTTTTCAAG